AAGTTCTGTTATAAGTCAGTTTGAAGAAATTGTAGATGGTTTACCAAGTGGTATTTTTAAAGATTTAGAAACATCAACTAATACTATTACTTCTGGGTTAAATGAGTTTCTTGATCAAGGATTTAATCAATCCATCAAAGATATAATAGGTGCGACAATAGATCCTATAGGATATGCAATAGGTCAACTAACACAAGATACAGGTCTTATAGTTCCTAATGATATAAAAAAACAAATGTCTACACTCTTAGATAAGAAAGATTATCTTACAGCCGCAAATCTATTAAGTGGTTATTCTAACTTAACCGCAATTGATATTGAAACAGAACTATCTAAAGTTGATACGTCGGCGGGTTCTTTAGTAGATCAATTAAACTCTGTCTATGCAGACCTTGGTATTTCTACAGCCCCAGTTTTCACTATTGGATTACAAAATGGTGAATGGCAAGGTGCTTCAACTGTAATAAAAAGTCCAGCCTCTAATAAGAAAGGTTATTCATTTAGTATAGTTTCAAGTTTAGATGAATTAGAAGCAGAATTTGCTAACTGCACAAGAGAGATAACTGAAACAGTAATTCACTGGACAGGTAATTTTATAGACCAACCACATATTGGTGCAGAGGATATTCATAAATGGCATACGGGTGAAGGATTTTCTGGACTAGGTTATCATTATATAATTAAAAGAGATGGAACAATACAACGAGGTAGACCTTTAAATATAGAAGGCGCACACGCAAATGATTTTGGACACAATCAATACAGTATTGGTATAGCTCACGTTGCGGGTTATAACTGTCTATCAGGAACAGAAAACCCAGATTCTTTCTTATCATCAGAATCAATTACAGTAGCGCAAATGAAAGCGCAAAAAGATTTTTTAAGAGTGTTTTATAAAGTATTTCAAATGGGTCAAGTATTAGGTCATAATCAATGCACAAAAAACGACGATATAGATCCTGGATTTGATGTTGACGCATATATACTAAACACTTTTAATAAATCGAACGCATTACAATATAATAATAATCTAAGACCTTTAAGTAGATCTCAGTTGATTATAGCGAGACAGAATCAATGACAACATCTAACGATAATCTTAACGAAAGACAACTAAGACTAGGACCTATCACAGTTCAACAAGGTGTAGAGACAGATTTGTATTCTGATGCTACTGGTGTATATCCTAAATTCGAAAATTGGTATACAAGTACAACACCAAGAGTTTCTATTGGTGCGGATTATACAAGTCTCAGTCTTGTCGGTGGATTTGATAAGTTAATAAGTTCTGATCCAGTGCCATCTCAAAGAACAATGAATAGGGCAACTACGACTGCAACTGGTCATAGTTTTGAAATGGACGACACTCCTGGTAACGAAAGAATAATACTAAAGCACAATTCAGGTAATGGTGTTGAAATACGCCAAGACGGAAGAATGATAATCGCTTCGGGTTCTCAAGTCATATCAGTTTCAAAAGAACAACATATCACTATTTTAGGTGACGCTAAAATAGTATATGGTGGTAACGTAGATATGGAGATAGCCGGTGACTATAATGTCAAAGTTAATGGTGAATATAAATTATCTGTCGGTGAAGATAAGATTGAGGAAATAGAAGGTTCTTCCAGAACTACTGTAGAAAAGAACACTGGTCATATAACAAAAGGTCACTCATCTAAAACTGTTATTAAATCAATGACTAACACTATATTAGGTGATATGACACAAGCTATAAAAGGTGTTGCAAGAGTTGTTTCTCAAGACAATATGTATCTTTCATCAGGTTCGGTTACTCAAATAAGTGCTAGGGCTAAATTACACCAATCGTCTGCTAATATGAACATTGCGGCAACTAATCTATCAGTATTTGGTGCAACAGGAACAATTGGTGGTAGGGATGTTACAATGTATGGTAAAGGAGCTACTTTTGTAGAGGGAGTTACTGCACCTACATTTCATGGTTCATTAAAAGGCATAGCTCAAATTGCAAGATCTCAATCGTATGGTGAAAGTGTAACATCAGGTGGTACTGCTATCACAGATGTAGCAACACCTACAACGGCTGAACCAAATACTGAAAACGTAAATGATTTATTATTCAACACGACAATAGGTGCTGTAGATGTTAAAGTGGATATTGACGATCATCTATTAAGAGCGTTAGATAAAACAAAAGCTACAGGTGGCTTCTCTACAAAAGAATTGAATATACAAGAAGTACGTGCGGCACTAAGAACGCCTAGTAATAAAACTAATACAGCATTTATTGGTCAAGCAATAGCGTCTGGAGTTTTATCTCCGTCGTATGCAAAAACCAATCCGCCAAATTTAGTCGAGATAAAAAGCAAAAAGTCTTCACCAAGAACGAGTAGAAATTCTGCTGGAAGTGCGTCAAGAGGTAATAATATTGCCTTTGTTGTACCAGACACTAATCCAAGTGTTAATTACCAACCAGATATAGTTATAAAAAACGATGCTGTTATTAATAATAAAACTAAGTTATCAGGATCAGTAACCTTGGCTACATACACTGGTGCTAAAGGTGCGACTGGAGTAATATCTCAAGTGCCTACAAAAGATAGAGCGCAGATAGCAAGAAACTTTCAGGTGAACGCTGATATATTACAAAAGTATAATGATCCTCAATTTAAGAATGAGATGCACAATTATAGAATAGTTGTAGTGGAAGGTCTTTATAATGTTAGACCAAACGATACTAAATCAAAAGGGTGGTCTGATAGTATTAACAAATACAAGTCAGAAGGACGTGCCGCTGTATGGGAGATACAAAATGAGTCTGGTATTGTAGATATTGAAAAAACGTATTGGTTTGCTGATCTTTTAAAAGATTTGGCTAACACGCAAAAAATAATATTAGACTATGATAGCTATGACCCTAAAGTGCCACTAAGTTGTCAATTGATAATCATAAGCCCTATGTTAAACGAAAGTTATGATGTGACTGACGGTAATTTTAAAAGTGAAGTAGAAACGAGATATAATGGTAATATTCTATCTTCTAGTGATTTAATTTTACATGAATTATAAGATTAGTAATAAGTGTTATAAATAAACTTAATTAATAGTGATTCTAAAAAAGTTGAGTATATACTGGGCTTCATATATTACTTCTTTATTATATACACAATTTACTAAATTGTCAACCCTAAAGTTAATAAAAAGCGAATAAAAATGGTATCAAGAGCATTTTCAGTAGAAGACGGCAATTTAAACGCTAGATCTATTGTAACAACTCGTAAGAAATTGTTCAGTGATATAGATTTGACGTTTGCAAAGAAACCTTCTGGTGAAATATTCAAGAAGACAGACGCGGCGGCTGTTAAGCAAGCTGTTAAGAATTTATTATTGACTAATAAATATGAGAAGCCTTTTCAGCCCAGTTTTGGTGGGGATTTAAATAACCTTCTTTTTCAATTAGCAGATAACGACAGTATGTACGAAATTGATACTGTTATTAAATCAGCTTTAAGTAGATATGAACCAAGAGCAAAAGTAAAAAACATCGTTACTAATCTACAACCTGATGCTAATAGTATCAGTATCAGTTTAACTTTTCAAGTAGTAAGTTCTGATGAGATTGTAACACTTGAAACAAACATAACGAGGCTAAGATAATATGGCTACTAATATTAAGTCAACACAACTCGACTTTGCAACAATCAAAACAAGTCTTAAAACACACTTGTCACAACAATCTGAGTTCGCTGATTATAACTTTGAAGCATCTGGATTATCAAATATACTTGATGTATTAGCACATAACACTCATTTCAATGGCATAGTTGCAAACTTTGCCCTCAATGAATCATTTTTAAATACAGCACAGTTACGATCATCTGTTGTGTCACATGCTGAAACACTTGGGTATAATCCAAAATCAATCACTTCTGCAACCGCACACGTAGCTCTATCAACTACTATTACTGCTGTAGATAGACCATCTATTATAACACTGCCAAAGTATTCTACTTTTACTACAAATGTTGACGACATTTCATACACATTTTATACGCTTGAGGCTCACACTGCTACCGATGATGGTACAGGCAATTATTCTTTTTTAAGTTCTCTTGGTACAACATCAATACCTTTAGTCGAAGGTGTTTTGAAAACGAAAACATTCTATGTTGGTTCGTCAGCAGATCGTCAAATTTATGTCATTCCTGAAACTTCTATTGATACAAAGACTGTTGCAGTAAATGTATTTAATTCTTCAGCATCTTCTGATTTTATTGTGTACTCTGAATTACACAAAGCAATTACAATTGACACAAGCTCAAGGCTTTTTCAATTAAGAGAATCTCCTAATGGATTTTATGAATTATCGTTTAGTGACGGCATTACAACCGGACTAGCTCCTGTAGCTGGCAATAAGATTGTTGTTTCTTACTTATCCTCTAAAGGTCCATTATCAAATGGTGGTGCTACATATGTTCCAACTGATAAAATAACAGTTGATGATATTGCTTATGATATTGTATCAACGACATCTACAGTCGCAAGTGGTGGTGCAAACAAAGAAACAATAGAGTCTATTAGATCAAATGCACCTATTGCATTTTCAGCTCAAAACAGACTTGTTACTGCCGACGATTATAAGGCTTTAATTCTTTCAAAATACCCAGCTGTATCTGATTGTATTGCTTGGGGTGGAGAAGATAACTTGCCTACACCAGAATATGGTAAAGTGTTTGTATCTCTAAAGTTTCCTGATACGACATCAACAGCATCAAAGGCTACTACTCAAGATGAAATCATAAATAATCTTATTAAGCCTTTAGCTATTATGACAATAGATACAAAATTTGTCGATCCTGTTATAACATATCTTGAGACTTCGACACTGTTTAACTTTAATCCTAATAAAACCAATGTAACATTAAAAAGTGCTGAAACTAATGTTTCTAGGATTGTATCAAACTATTTCGCAAATAATCTAAACGCATTTGGTAAAGCGTTCAGAAGATCTAATTTACTTACAGAAATTGATAACATAGGCGACTCTATCTTAAACTCAAAAATAGACGTAAAGCTACAACGAAGGTTTGTGCCTACATTAGCAGTATCAAAAGCATATAATATTACTTTTCCTGTCCAACTCGCTATACCAGACGATGTTCACTATGTTGTTAGTTCTAACACATTTACATTTAATAGTAAGCTATGTACTATACGCAATCTATTAAGCTCTACACAACTTCAAGTTGTTGATGCAGATGGTGGTATTCAA